TTAAGCCTGTTTATCTTTATTGATTCCTTTTCTTTTTAGCCTGATTAACATTACGGTGGTTGCGATCAGAGCTGTCAAAAAAATAATACCTAAGTACAGGAACCCGACCAGCTCCACGCCATTAAATTTGTACGTAAAATAACTGCCGATAAAAAAGATTGTCCCCAGTAGTGAAAATGAATTGAATCCATTTACAATTTTTTTGACCATCTTTTTAAAATCCCCCATTTTTCACAAAGAATCAAATTTAGGTCTTGCGGTTTTAATGCCATTTGCTGACGCACTGGCCGTTGAAAGAGATTACGGGCAATAGCAAGCTCCGATATTCAGATGCAGAATTAGAGTGACGTTTATTAAGGCTACTCTTACCGATGTTCATAATATAAAATATATGCCCTTCTCTTTGAGAAGGGCATGCCGCTACTTGTTCTGTTGATTTTCTTTTATAGTGAGATTTAAAAATAGAAGAACCAATAAAATGAATGCAATGTTCACCAGCCAAGGCTTCCAGCTAGCCGCAGGGTCCACTATTGTACCATGCAGGTGAATAATAGATGAAAATGATAAAGCAAAAACATTAGTTTGTTGTGCGACATCAATTGTTTAACCTTTCTGTTAAAAATTCAGATGCTAATTATACCATAATCCCCCAAAAGGAAATTATTCCATGGATAAAAGGGTATTTATATGTCATCGCAAGTTAAATAAAAAGATGCTCTTTTCCTTGATATATCAGCCGTTTTTGACGCTGGGCTTACATCATGCCGCATACACCTTCAAATTCCGAAACCGTGACCGATTTTGTAACCAAAATAGCTAAAACACTGTTTCCATTAATTCACGATTGAAACTCAAGGAGATAAACACCATGAAAGATGACAACTTGAAAGATCGGGGATCAATCAAATGAACAGCTATGATGCTGTCGGAACACCTCAGCCTGCTCCGCGAATTAGAAAGCAATCGGAACAAGGTTAAAAGGCCGGTTCTTGACATGGTTCAAATAGAAGACATGGATAAGATAATATGTGAAGCAATGGAATTTAATTTAACAGTTCTGTTCTCTGTATTTAAACCGCTGCCCTTTTTAAATAGAGCAGAATCAGGAGAGACTATTAACATAGAAGGAAAAATTCATTACATAAATCATATCCGTAAGGTTATTCATATTGTGGAAGGAGACACCAATTTCATTAAATTTGAGGATGCTGTTTTTAGAGAAATAAAGTAAGACCTATAATCCAAAGATCAACATAGTTACATCATAACATCCTTCATCTTAATCGTTTTTTTCCTTCTTAAATTAGCCCTCCATATTCTAATTAATCACACCTAGTATAATTTCATTACGCACAAGATTTTAGATGGTTCTTTTTTACTGTTATACACATCATGCCGCAAATTACCTTGTTTTTCAAGTAAAATGAGGTTGATCTATAATAAGAAGGGTGGCATTATCGTGAAAGAAAAGAAGCACAATGGTTTTAAGACATTTGTTATGGTACTGACATTAATATTGGTTTCACCTGTATTTTCAATATAGTATCAGCGTCAGAACTAACTGACAACGAAAAACTACATACTGAAACTACTGGAGCATATAAAGGAAATTCTGCACCCGATCAAAAACTGAACAGCGAAGAATTTAAGAATGTAAAGGTGAGTATGAATGATGTAAAGAAATTAGAAGCTTATCTTAAATTAAACGCAGATGGAACTCTTACCTTAGATCCATCTTATACTAAACTAGATATTTCACGTTCTGTCACCAACGAAGTTCAAGACTGGATTAAATACTTGAACGATTTAGTGAAACAAAAAGAAGCTGTCATTAACTCCGATTTTAGTGTGAAAATTTTAGACAAAGACGGTAGTGTATTGACACTGGAGAATGGAAACAATCATAAAATGAAAGTAGCGAAAAAAGGCTGCGGTCGATCTGGTCATGATCTCTACTGGTGGGGATATAATCTTTATTTTGACTGTAATGAAACAAGAACACTATATCAATCATTTAAAGCAGGCGGTGGAGCAACCTCTGGTCTTGCTTTAACATCAAGGGTTATACCCGTACCTTCTACACAATTAGCAAGCGTAATTTCCGGAGTAATCGGAGGCGGACTATTTGGTTTTGGTCAAATGATTCAAGACGAACATGAAGGTCATGGTGTTAGAATACGTTTTACTGGACTCGGATATGCAGCTGTTCCAACTGGGGTTTTTCCACAATAAAAATGAAAGAGGGAAAATATGACTTTCTTAGTTTTAATGGCAGGGTTATTTCTTTTCATTTACATGAAAGAACCATTCAGCAAAAAAGTGTATGCTTATGTTTACGTGGCTTTTTATTTAATGGTTTTAGCCCTATATATTATTAACACTACATTTGTAAATTTAATATCTAGCAGACTATTATTAATTGTAACAGTAATTGTCATTTCACCATTGTTCATCAGTTACCTTAAATCCTCAAATGAATCTCGTTAGTTTCAAGATAGAGGAGCAGGCATTATGCCTGCTCCTTTTCGTTACTTCAATAACGCTTCAAGTTTTGAAAAAATAAACTTTTAAACCCGTTTAATCGGGATTTCAAATCACCAAAAAGAGAGCATCAGTTTTCATTATACAGGGGGATTTTAATGTACTACCTTTCAAAATTAGAAGAAGAAGTTCAATACATATATATATAAATAAACATAGCAGAACCTTCCCAAGTCGATATGAAAGTTATTGCTGATAGATTAGACATTCAAATTAGGTACATGCCTAACAAGTGTGGGATCTTTAAGTTTTGTTTAAGTAATGTGGTTTTTTTCGATAGTCTCTTAAAAACAAGGAGCAGCACTGGAAAGACTTCTGACATGAGTTAGGTCAAATAATGAAACACTCTGGGGGAGATTATGAAGAGAGTTGGCCATACTGATATGAGAGCCACAATTGAAATTTATACTCACATAACAAACAAGATGAAGAAAGAAACATTTAATAAAATGAAATGTTTCCTACAAGGTATCACAAGTTTTAAAACCGAAAAAATGTGATTTTTTTAAAAAAGAGGCTCTAAAAAGAGCCTCTTTTCCTTGATATATCAGCGTTTGGACGCTGGGCTTACATCATGCCGCCCATTTCTGTTATGGTTGCCCTTTAGTGCCTTGCTAACCCCTTCTATCCCTTATAGCACAAGGGGTTTCTGGTGTTCTCATTGCCCGTCTTTACCCTATAAAAAACAAGTGAAAATAAGCGAAAATTTCCCCCACTGTGGGCAAAATGTGGGCAAGAAGATGAACAATCTTTGCTATAATAAAACCACAAATACAAAAAGGAATGAAGGAAAATGAGTATCAACAAAATCAGATCAGCACTGTATAAGTCAGCTAAAATTTTAGGAGATGTTAACGCGGCGAAAAATGGAACGCTAGGGAAACGAATGGCCCGCCGAGCAGCCGGTAAAGCAACTGGCAAATTATTTAGAAATCTGTTTAAGTAATCTATACAATTGTCTAAGGTACCAAAAATAACAAAGCCACCAATCGTTAAATGGTGGCTTTTTATTCTATGTAGGCATAATCACCCAAAACAAATGATTCATTTTCATGGGTGTACAGGATTTATTCCCCGATTGGTTTCCGTATAGTGGTAAACTCTATACTGATTGTAACCAAAAAGATTAGAGGAGAATGCCATGAAGACTCTGGATGTTCAAGCGCTGCACAATGCAATTGATCAAACGCTCGAACAATTAAAAAAACAATCAGACGAATTCGCCAAAGTCAAAAAAGCCGTTGACGGCATCGCATCACTTGATGATGCTTTAAAAGGAAAAGGCGGCGATGCGATCCGCGCGTTTTATGAGGAATGCCACACCCCTTTTCTACAGTTCTATGATGCTTTCATAGAGGAATATAGTTCCACGCTGAAGAAAATGAAAAGCGCGCTAAATTCTCTGGAACCCAACCATAACGGATTTATTTCACAGTCCTTTCTCGAACACGAGTTGGAGAATGGCTTAAATGCCGCTGATCGCACAACAAAAAATTTGGTTTCTAAGACCAACGCCACGATCGCAAAAGTCAGTCATATCGTTGATTTACCGGATTTGAATGATAGCGGTTTTCATGAGCAAAATCAGAAAGCGTTAAAGGAAATCAGCACAACACTTGAAAAGCTGCATGCTTTTGACCGCGAGCAAACCAACGCCCTCAAAACGGCTGAAAACGACCTTGAGACGATGCAGAGATACATAGCGCGGCTCGAAAAGATGTATACCGGCCCCAAAATTGAAATCACCAGTTATCAAAAAGGTTCGATTTTAAAGCCGGATGAGATGGATACATTGAGTGGAAATCAAGAAACAGCGATGGGTGCCATGCTGAAAAAAGTCGGAGACAAAGAAGATGCGGACGTAAACACTCTCGCCGATCCAGATCGATTAAAAAAATTGGCGACACAAAAGGTTTCCAAGAAAGAGTACACCCAAGAGGAATTGAATGAACTGAAAAAAGATTATAGAGTATTTAACGATACGCTTTACCGGGCATACATAGACGGTGATACAATCGTCAAGATAGAACCCGCCTACACCCTTCCAGAGAATGTGGAAAAAAGCGACTTTGCTAAAAATTTCGATACAACGATGGAATTTACAGGTGTGTATGATGCAGTAAGAGCAGCGTTTGGATACGACCTTGCGACAGGCGAAATCGTTAAAGATAGTGGTGACCGTTTGATGGCCGGATTGAGTGTCACACCTTTCGGAAAGGCATTTAAGTACGGAAAGCGCGGCTTCAAGTTATTTAAAGGTGAAGAAGCTGGAAAGAAAGTTGCGAAGGTAGATAAAACCCCTTCCTACGGCAAACAATCCGTTCCAAAAGGTCCGTACCGTGAAGTAAATGGTTTCCCTGCAAAAGTTAAACCAGGAGCTCAAGAAAAACATATTCCTGGAACACCAAATTATAAACAAGAAATTGCAAATGGCAGAACCAAGAGTATCTTCTATGGGGATAATAAAAAAGCTCAAGAGTTGCTTGATAAATATGCTGGCACGGGAGAATTCCCAAGGAAGGGAAGGGAAGTTGTTGACTTCGGCCAAAAAATAGGTAAAGCATATGACATGAAAACTGGTAAATATATTGAAACTACCAGAGGAACAATACATTATTCAAAAGACGGTGCTCATATAGTTCCTGCAAAACCATTAGAACCATAAGAAAAGGATTGATACTCATGGAATATAACTCTTTAATAAAAACATTAGATGAATATGGTGGTAAAGAACTGCGATTAGAATGGAAAAATGGATTAAAAATTATCGGAAATCCAGACACACTTTACGAAACAGATAATGGATTAGAAGATGACGATATCAATTACACAGAATATTATGCAGTTGCGTTTAGAGTGAATAACATTATATCCCACCCTACTAATAACGAAGGCAGTGTATATGATTGGTTAAGGCAAGGGGAAAGCTCCTTGGTTGAGATCTCTCTTTATGATGATCCACCAAATAAAATTTTAGTAGATGGTCAGACAGTATGGGAATTGGACAGTAATGAATAACAGTTAGCCCTCTTTTTATAGAGGGCCTTTTGTTTACTTCAATAAAGCTTCAATTTTCGCCTTTGTCTTCGGCCCGTAAATGCCGTCGGCAGACAGCCCGTGCATCAGCTGGAACCGTTTGACCGCGTTCGCCGTCTTCGGCCCGTAATAGCCATCTATGCCGTTATTCTTCGCCTCTTTGTCTGGATAGAAATAGAGGGCAGCTAAAGCCTCCTGAATCTGCCGGACGGCCGTTCCTTTCATCATCGGGCTTTTGTATTTGTAAATACCGGTCGGCAGCTTGTAGGATGATTTTTTCCCGCTTGAAGATGACTTTCTCTTTTCAATGGCAGACAACGCTTTTTCTGTTGCCGGTCCATATATTCCATCTGCAGTAATCCCAGATTTCTTTTGAAGGGCTTTGACAGCTTGCACTGTTTCATTGCCATACGAGCCATCGGCCCCGTATTTCGGCAGTGAGAAGCCAGCCGCAATCAAACGTTTTTGAAGCGCCTTTACGCTTGATCCTGACGATCCTTTTTTAAGGATAGTCGTCCCTGTTGATTTGCTCGGCTGGCTCGTGGGTGCCGTCGTGTTCGACACAGTTTTATTTCCGAGCAAGGCATCAACTTTTTTCCTGAATGTCGTCAGCTGGCTTGCATCCCTCACCCAGGGAGTCGGACAGCTTTTATTTGTCACATCATAATGCCGCACAATCTTATCTGTAGAAAGGCCGTAACGCTTGCACAAATCAGCGACCAATTCAGCAGCATTTTGAACGGTTTCGCTGTGAATCTTGCCGTCTTTTTCGACGCACATTTCAACACCGATTGCCGTTGTGTTAGCGTTTGGTTTTAAAAAGCTGACATAACAGCGATTTTGATCATGGGCATGATATGCGACTTCGTTTTCAGGGATGATGTGCTGCGCCTCTTTACGGTCCACAAAATAATGGGCTGAAGCGTAACGTTTATCAGCGATACATGTGCCGTTGAAATAATTTCGCTCATTCAGTGCGGACGCGCCAGGAGTAGCCGTCCAGTGCATGACAATCCCTTTCACTCCTGCCAACTTCAACCCTGGCCGGGTATACTGATTGACTTTCACATAATTCTTCACAACTTTAACCATTTAAATCACTCCAATTTTGTTTTAAATAAAAAAGCCGCCTGAAGGCAGCCTTTTATTTCGTTAATCCTTTTTGTTTCAAAACTTCTTTTTGCTGCTTTCCTTTGCTTGTCACATAGTTGTTTTTGAACCAAGCGACCACAGACGTAATGATGGTGAATGCCGTGGAACCGGCCAAATACAAAGCGTCGGCCAGCGTATTCACTTGGTCCTCGCTGATCGGCAAAGCTGCCTTCCCAAACATGATCAATGTCTGGTTTACCAATGCAATAAAAAGAAGCACCGTCCGGACGACCGTGCCTTTGTCTAAGTTTTTCATATTGTATTTTCCTCCTTATTTTTGAATGAAATTAATGAAAAGCGCCGCAATCCCGGAGATCACCAGTGTACAAACCGCTGTGATGATGGCGCCCGTAATGCTGCGCTTAATCCATGTGGTGTTCTCTTCAATCTTGTTGAGCTTGTCATTGATGGACATAATCTGTTGATCGTGTCGATCAGACGCCCTTTCCAGTGTGATGACACGCTGTTCAAGCGTTTTGTGATCGGCCTTCAATTCGGTAATCTCCTGCTTGAAGACGTCCCATTCATTTGTTTGATGCATGTCCTGAAATCCTCCTGTTCTCACATCGTTTTCACCTCCCTCGAGGCAAAATAAAAACACCCTTATTGGGCGCTTGTCATTCCTAAATCCACACAGACGGCGGGCTTATCATAGCTCCGGCCTGTTATGTCTTCATATTCGGCCGGGGTGATCCACTTAATTTTTACGTACTCCCGCATTTCTTCATCTGTGTAACACCCCCAATCATAGAATTGTTTTATATCGGCAAGAGTAGGATACTTCATGATGCCCCGCCCCCTTTTAACGCTTCAACCTCGGACTGAAGGCGTGCAATTTGTAATGAGAGCAAGGCACTTTGTTTTTTCAACAGCTCGGTAGGGTCCGGGTCCGGCTCTGGAGGCTGCAAGCTTTCAATATATTCTTTGGTGGCCGATTCAAACCATTCCCCTTTCGCAGGATCAAATTTGGCTAAATATAGGCCGTCAGGCGGCTTTATTTCACAATAAAACTCCGGCAGCTCCGCGTTGTCCTCAACCTGTATCTCTTCACCCGGGATGTAGTTGTATTTCTTATCGTATTTGTAAAGCCATTTCATGAAAACCCCTCCTATGCCGCCTTAAATTTAAAACCGAAAGTAATAAATTCGTTTGGGTTTACTGTATTTGAACAACTCTGAATGTATACAGTTCCATCAGTGGCGATCTGGGTTCTATGGTACTGAGGAGTGGTGCCAGTGCCTTGACTAGAAGCTACACCTATAAAATGAAGCATTTGTATAGGGCGATATCCAGCCGGCAGCGTAAAAGCCGGCACATCAAAACCAATTGTTCCACCGGTTATTGAGCCGATAATTTCAACCTCTCCAAGGGCATTTTTACTAAACTGAACCTTATGGGTTCCATACTGCTTCCACCCGTTTAACAAAGTAGGTGATTGCCAGGTAACTTCCGCGTCGGCATCCGTTATAAATCTCTGCCAACCTTTAAATGATCCATCAGTGTGGATTGTTCCGAACCACCTTCTAGGGTTGGCCGTAGCAGTTACCACGATCGTTTTGCGTGCATTATTAGTTGAAACATCGTAATGAAACCACTCGACCGCCTTCGGATCTGGAGAATTCACAACTTTGTTACTTACACCATAATAAAGTCCGGATGGTAAGGTTAATAAGTCAGTGTCATCAGAAATTAGCGTTCTCCCGCCGTTGTCATCGGTTAATTTATAAAGCTGTCCGGCATTCCATTTCGTTCTCTCGTCCGCAGTTATATGCCGAATATCATCCCTGTTATGGGTATCAAATTCTGCCTTCGTCGCCTGCTTTACATTATCAACTTTATCTAGTCCGACCTGAGATTTTGTGACCTTATGCGGATTGTCCGTTTTTGCTGCGTGTTGGTCCGTGTAGTCCTCCGCATTCTTCTGTGCGGCATCCGCTTTCTGCTGGGCACCGTCCTTCGTTTCGATATTATTGAGCGTCTCGAACTTCTTCTCCAATTTGGCAAGAAGCTGTTCGGCATCGTCCGCCATTTCCTGAATGACGGCTTTAAGCGTCTCGAAATCTTCGATATAGTATTCAGCAATCGGCGCAATGCCTTGATCAACAAGCGCCCTATCGATCACAAACGAAAATTTATGCACACTCACCTTTTGGCCGTTGTCGTAATTGACGTAAAGCTCAGCCTGCACCGTGCCATAATGCTTAACTTGTTCCGGCGTTAAGACATAAAAAATAGCGCCCTTCAGCGCGTCTTCGACTTCTGTATTGACGTAGACCTGGCTGCCGTCAGTAAACCTCATGAATAACTTGGCATGGGTTGCCTTACTTATTGGCAAAGGTACACCATCCTTTGTCAGGTTAAACGACAATTTCGCGGTCCCTATATCTTGTGTACTAAACTGAATATTTGCTGATACACTTTGCTTCACTTGTGCATTGACATCAAAGTGCACAGCCGTATTTTTATAAATCATTGGTTCACCTCCTATTTCAATTAGCTGCTGCTTTTTGTATTGATTTTTCTAATATAGTCATCTTTTGTTGTCCCATAATACCCGTTAAAATTGGTATCTCCTTGAACGATAACGCGGCCGGTTCCTTTTGTGTTGGTGACATTCACCTCTGTTGCAGCGGCCTTTACTAAAATCGCAAATGCCTTCTCGACGCCTCGTACCCGGCTATTTTCAATCCGTCCGTCGTATCCGTTTTCCACATAAATGCCGCCGCGCCCTCTCGTACTGCTTTGCTCTTTATTGGTATTCATCACATTATTATCTCTCACATCAAAGTGATCGCAGTTTTGAATGAAAATACCGTTACGGCCCGTAGTATTAATTTCGTTTCGATCAATAGAAAGGTGATATGATTTCGGCACGGTAGAAGTTTTATCTCTGCTTTTTTCGACGTAGATTGCTTCTGTATCAACACAGGAAACATAATTTCGATCAATAAAGGTGTTGTAACAGCCTTCTATCCACATCCCTCTTCTTCCCCCGAAAATCCGGTTATGAGAGATAAAAGTATTTCTTGCAAAGACTAATTTGATGGCTTGCTCATAGTCATATTCACCAATCTCTTTTGCTTTTAATTTAAAGTAGTTCCCAAAAATACGAATGCCATCGCTCCAGGCGACTTCATTGTTATATATTTGCCCAAACGATAAGATTCCGTATGACTTGTAATCATAAAAATCATTTCCCTGAATCAAGACGTTTTGTGCATTTTGGGGGCGATTCATTTGGACTCCTTCAACATTTTTAGAACTTTCAATTCCTCCGGCTGCTTGGGAAATTCGAATACATTCATTATTGCGCTTAAATCGATTGTTTAAAATCTTAACTTCGCCCCATTTAAACGTTCTTACCCCTGCAAATCCACAGTCTTCAATCGTATTGTCAAAGATTGTGATGTTTTTTTGGAAAATATCATAAACAGCATAGTGATTTCCTATCGCAGAACCCCAGCCGCCCAACAGCTCAGATTTACCAAAATGATTATGGGCGATATAAACGTTTTGATTAGGGGTGCCGTCAAACGCTCCGAATTGATTGACGCCCATTTCAACAAATTCCCCAAGCTGTATGGCTTCTGAGAAAGGGCGTTTTCCGCTCAAGTCTATGAATCCAAAAAAATTGCTCCTTGTGATCTGGAGATTGTTGATCCCATTGGCATCAATGGCATGGGCGGTAATCGTGTCTTTGAAAGTTACGCGGTCAATCCAAATATTATTTGCATGGCCTAAAATGATTGAGTCCATCGCAGTAGTCGGGTATTTGTCTATATTGGCATAGTTACCGTCTAAAATACCGCCTTCAATAATGATGTTGCTTCTTCCGGAATAGCCTGTGAATTTATCGTTCGGCGTTCCGTTGGCAAAAAATCCACCTGCCCACCCTCTACGTAATACACAGTTTAGAGACATTGTGAATCGGGTGTTTCCATAGATATAAATTCTCTTCTCAATTAAATAAATGCCTTCTGGTATAACAAGCTGGCCTCCACCCTCTCGATGAATTTCATCTAAAGCCTTTTGTATAGCCCAAGCAGAAGGCTTTTTTCCTGTAGGGTCCGCACCATAGTTAAGCGCATTTTTAAAGTTAAATCTTGTTTCAATATACTGTCCGTCCGCAGCCAGACGGTCCCATAAAGTCGGGTAAATTGTTCCCTTACGATCAACACGTGCGTCAACAACTTCTTTTATGTTCGTTCCGTCGGCATTGAGCACCAAGTTTCTAAACCGTGCTTTGCCTGTTTCAATCTCTTGTGAAACTGTCAATCCACTATGATGTGAGATTTGTTCTGACGTATGGGCTTTTTTTGCATTTTTATGGTCGTTTAAATTGCTTGCATTTTGGTTTAGTGCATTTTCCGTTAATGTTGCGTTTCGGTCAAGAATCGAAAAAAGGTTCGAATTTGGTGTCACTTCATGACTTTTCGTGAGCTTGTACAAGGCGTATCACCTTCCTATAAATCCTATAATCATGACCGTCACTTTCGAATCGGCTGGAACGCTTAAAGGTTCTATTTCTTTACCATTCTGGAAGAAAGTGAGGATATATTGATCATGATTTATTTCATGCTGTTCTATTGCCGCAAAAATTCCGTTTTGCTTCATGATGGATGAGGTTTCCGCGGACGCATATTTCATCGTAATTTCGTCATCAGTTTCAAGGAGCAGCGTATTGCCTTCGATCGAAACAGAAGCATCTGACGTAGTCACTTGCCACGCTCCTTTTGTAAATCTCAAAGGATATGAAAATGTATTCGGTATGCTATCTAAAGAGTTCTTTGTCTCTCCAATCGCAAGCTGCAGGTCTTTTTTGGCGGCCAAAATTTCAGATTCAACAAATTTCTTTTGGTCGTTAATGTAACGCTGCTGATCTTTTATTCTCTTTCTCTGCTCAACCTGCAGATCGACAGGGTCCTTTTCTCCGCCGTCGATCGTCAGTTCTGGAGCTTCCGTAGAATCCAAGGGGTTATAGGAGACTTTGGTCACGCGAATGTCATCCTCGAATGTAATGCCATTCAATTCGGTGTCCGCCAATACGTGAATAGTATCCCCTTTGGTCACTTGGTCTTCTATGCCTTTCAATGCTGCATGTAACAATTCTTCATAGTCCACCTCAAAGGTCACTGTTGGATAAGGGTTTACCTTTTCTTTCAAAACTTTCATCATATCGGCTTCCGTGGTGATTGATTCGTCTGTGACCGTTGTAGCCCAGGAAGGCTGCCCCTCAATCAGAAAATTCTTTTCTTCGGGATGAATATAAGTGACAGGCGGAAAAACATACTGTTCGTCCTCACTTTTAAAGGATCGATAAATGTCGATCATATTCCCCCGCAACAAATACATAAGAGGATTAGAGCCCTTTGAACCCTTTGTATTAGGGTTTTTGCTGTCCTTCCCCTTAAATGTCGCCACCACTTTATGCTTTTTGCTATCTAACCCACGAATGACATCAAATGATTTCTCGGAGGGTTCGGAATCCTGATAGGTCGTAATGGTTTTGGTTTGATCATCAATTTTAAATTCCCATTTTCCGCCCAACTTGGAGACAAGTGTTTTAAATTTAAATCCTGTTCCTGTAAATGAAAAAGAAAAAGTGGCTCCTATTTTTTTAGTAAAATCCGCATTTAATGAGCTGTCATAAGACCATTCCCCTGTCTTGGATTCATAGGTAATCGATTGATCACTCAGGATATCCTTTTCTTCTCTTTTCTTCCCGTATCCCTTGATCCTTGTCGTCGTATTGTCTTCCGACATGTTGATGTGCAAAGAGGTTAAATTGACGGAAGAATCCAGGGTTTTGACGATCTTTTTCCCCATTTTTTGATAGACGTAAATCATCGTATTATCGACATCGATTTCAACGCCATAACTTGAAATAATATCGTCCATCAGCTCAATAGAATACTTATTTCCGAAGCTCTCAAGCTTTTTAGGAGATATTTTTTTGGCGTCGTCCATGATTTTGTAAGAAAAGCCGCTGCCCTTCAATGCGTGGGACAAAGCTTCGTCAAGCGATTTTGTTCCTTGGATCGTATCAGGTATAAGCCATTTACCCAACCGAAAAACATAGATATGAGTTGCTGTAATATCCTTGGTGACCTGGCCGCCTTCTTGTTTGAGATTTGGCGCATTAATAAAATACCGCTGGCTTTTATGGACTGCTTCATCTATCACAATAAAATTACGGCCGACCAAAGCGTTAAAAGGAATCCGATTGTCTTTGTTTAACTCAATTGAAAAGCTCAAGTCTTTCTTGCCGTCAATCCCATCATTGACCTTCGGCTCTACGTACATCATTTCGTATTTTTGATTTGTCGTTTTATCCAGGACATACATTTGGTTCAATAGGAGCCACCCCCTTTCTACTTGTAATAAAAGTGAGTAATAAATTTGATGCTGCTGCTTGTTGCACCGCTTATTCTGAATTTGTTTTTGCCTGGTTTAAGCGTTGGGAAACGCCCCTTTGTATTGATGACTTTCGATCCGTTTATGATATATGGCATTAAAAGAGTCAATTGATTTTTTTTAGACTGTTGCCCAAGCAGGGTGACGCTTTCCCCGGTCGTTTCGTTTAAGATTGAAACGTCTTTACCTTCGATATACATTTCCACTTGATAGTTATGATCAACGGGGGACAGGGTGATATCTCCGAGGTTATACACCTCAAAGCTTTTTTTGTCTACAAATGAATAGGAAGGATTATCGACCATGCCTATATTCATGCCGAAATGAAATTTATTATCTATCAGATTAAAAGAAGCCTGGCTGTTATAGACTGACTCCGCCACCCCTTGAATAGCTGTCAAAGATATCTCAACTTCTTGCCATGTTCTCCCGTTCTCTTGAAAAACGGAGAATACATCATCACATGTTACGAGCCATCTTTTCAAAGGCTGCCATGTGTATATCACATAATATGGGTCTTCTTGTACAAAAAGCTTATATAAGGCATCCCTTTTTAAATGGAATTGCTGCGAATTGCTCGCCTCCACAGTGATCTTAAGCGTGATTTTTCTTTCCGTATAGCGCCCCATATTGTTTTTAAGAGGCATAGGAATTCCGTTTCGTAAGGGGTGCGACGTCGGCAGCTTCCTTTCAAATTTGGGTGATTCCGGAATAAAAGAAGAAAGCGAGACACCTTTGATGTGCTCGCTTAACCGTTTATCAAATATGATCAGATCATAGCCCCTCATTCATTCACCCCCGCTAGAACGATTTTTTGCTTGTATTTCTTCATGTATGCCTTGTTTTGCTGCTTGGTTAGCTTATCCACGGGAACGACTAGCTCTTTTTCCACAAACTGAGCCATCAAGCTGATCATTGTATCAAGCTTATTCGTGAGTATCGCGTTTTGTTTTTTCAACTCCGCGATTTCCGCACTGTTGTCATGTTGTATGATGGTTTGCTGCGGACCCGGATTGTACCCGACCATTGAGCTGGCCTGACTTAGCACTTTGTGAGCCTGGCTACGTCTGAACCGCCGCAAAGGCAGAAGCATTTCCCCTCTATGGACCTCGGCCATATGATCCCGAGTAATCAAGCCGCCTTGGTCATAGCCAATGTAACGGCCGCCGCGCGCCATTGATTTTAACCCGGGATGGTTCATAATGCCGCCATATCTTTTATTTAGGTAGTTGATCGCCGCTAAGACTTGATGGACTGGGTTTTTGATATTTCCGTACCCTTTTTCTTTGTAGGCGTTGAATGTGCTAGGAATAAACTGCATGAGTCCTTGCGACGGATGACCGGCCTTCGCGTTAGAATCCCAAGTATTGACTACGTTTGGGTTACCTCCGGATTCCTTCATAGCGATAGTTTCTAACGCTTTCGCGTATGTTGAACCCATCCCTTTAATAGCCAAAGCCTGGGCAACCCATTTCTTGACGGCCTTCGATCCGCCTTCTCCTTTAAAAGAGGAAGTGAAATCGGCCATCATATTTTTTAGAAACGATACGGCTTTATCCTTTACGAAAGTGAACCCGCTGCTGGCGATTTTACCGAAACCTCCAGCCATTTTAGGGGCACTCACGCCGAGCTTGTCTAATATGGTATTTAGTAGCTTTCCAGGATTAGTAGTATAATCAAATACGTCAATAGCCAGCCCTTTAATTTTGTCCCCTAATTGTGTGAACCAGTTCCCGCCGGTTCCATCTTTATAGAACGGGACTTTACCGCCAAACATTTTTTCAGCATCATCCCCGCCTATTACTTGGGTGCCGCGCGGCAGGTTCATAAGGGTGGGAACATTTGGGCTAATGCCGATTTGTCCATCAGGTGTTATAAAGGGCTCGTGTTTATAACCATCGCCCAAGACAGCTAAACCACCGGGGTGACCGCTCGTACCTTTTTCATAATGGGGAACTTCCCATTTTGGAATTTGGTTCTTTTTGTCAACGCCGATTTTTCCAAGAACCCAGTTAACGCCGCCAATGACGCCGTTTACGACTCCGCCGAGCCCATCAAACATTTTATTAGCTAAATGCTTGATCCCTCCCATGGCTTTACCTGCCATGTTCTTGATGCCGTCACCCATTCTTTTTGGCAAGGCCTTGGCTCCGTCTACGATGTCCCAAAATTTCTTGATGATCCCGTCTTTCATTTGTCCGACAAGTTGAAATCCCTTATCTTTTAAGGACCCGAACAATTTGACGGCATTCGCTACACCATCTTTAAACGTGTTTTTGATCCAGCCCCACATCTTCGGGAAAATACCTTTCAAGCCAGCACCTAAAGCCTTTGCGCCGCCTAAGATCTTCCCGAAAAATGAAAGACTTATGAAGTTCCAGACAAATTTTACGGCGCCGGAGAAAATTTGCTTAATACCTTCCCACATTTTTTCGAAGTTGCCTGTCAAAAGGCCAGAAAAAAAGACGATAACCCCTTGGATGACAGAAAGAGCACCGCTGACTATGCCGGAAATATTGCTCCAAACAGATTGGACAATGCCAACCACAAGAGGCAAGATAAATTGAACCACTGACCAGACATTTTGCAGGGCTTGAGATATGACTGCACCGTTTTGCTGCCAAAACTCCTTCCATTGAACGGCTAATTGATTAATAAAGGAGAGTATGCCTGAAATCGCCTGCTGAATGATTGGACCGAGTGTTACAAACATGCTTTTTGCAATGTTTCCGAGCGTTGAAAAAACCGGAGACATTGCATCGAAACCAGCTTTTACATTTGTGATGATAGGCTCTATTTGCTGCTTGAAACCAGTGAAAGCCTTTTTTACATTGTTAATGCCCGTAACAATAAATTGAACCGTGGAAGGAGGCAGAATATCCTTAAGAGTGTTCGCGCCCTTTGCTGTATCACCATTAAAAATATCTGTAATTCCCGAAAAAACAGTTTTTAAATTGCCGCCGGTGCTGGCAATATTCTTCATTGTTGGCTCAAGGCTTTTCATCTTATTTTCCAAGCCGGACATAACGGGTTCTAAAATGTCCAGGATTCCGTTACCTATTGGCTGCAGGGCTGAAAGAGCTGAGCGCCCTAACTTTTTAAGACGGTCACCAAAGTTATCCTGTAAAGATTGGCCGGCTTTTTTCGTCGCCCCGTCAATATCGCCAATTTTTCCATTAATGCCACCAAGGGCATACATCGCATCGGCCTCAAGGTCTTCCCATTTCGTTCCGTATAAGGCAACCCCGATGTTATTGGCTGCCACTTGGTCTTTCATGCCTTTCAATTCGCCAAGAACCGCGTTAGAAACATCCTTTACTGTGCCCTTACCTTTAAGGAAATTTTGCCATACCTTTTGGGTGCTTCCAGACATTTGGGCCATTGCTTCGCTTGTCGATTTCGATCCGTCTTTGACTCTGATCTGAAATTCTTTCATGACATCGTTAATGTAATCAAGATTGTAAACCCCGGCGTTCGTGCCTTTCTTTAAGAGCTGAAAATATTCCTCAGCAGAAAAGCCCATTTTAGCGAATAAAGGGCCATACTCTGAAAGGTTATCAAACAATTCATTTGAGAAGTTCAGGCCGTTTTGTGCCCCATAGGTCATCAGATCAAATGCCTTTTTACTCTCAACGCCGAAGCCTTTCATAATATTGTTGCCAGCCCTGGTTACCTCGTTTACATCCGCGTCAAAGGTTTCTGAAAGTATGATCGCGCCTTTGGTGACATCTTTCAGGTCCTTATCGCTCAAGCCCCTGATATTTTGACGCACCTGTTTAATGGCATCCTTAACGACATCCATATTCTCGCCAAAGCCATCTTTCCATACACTTGTCGCTGATTGCGTCAATGATTGGGCTTCCTCTTTGGTTAGACCCAACTGAGCGCGGAATTCACCTTGTGATTTCTGAGCATCCAATGACATTTTGGCCCCTAATGATCCAATCGCTGCCGTTAAACCGGTTACTCCTGCAACACCGGCAGACAAAGCGCTGACCAATCCCACTTTGATAAAAGATGAGAATTTAGACACTTTTCCGCTCGCGCTGACGCTGGCAGCTCCGATTTCACGCTGGCTCTCTGCCATATTGTCAGAACTTTGGCCGGCTTCTTGTTGCGCTCGTTCGAGCTGTTGGTATTGCATTTGAGCCCGCCGCAAAGACCCTTCAAGGGAATGATAGGACTGGATTTGTGTGTTCAGCCGCTGCGCGTATTTTTGGGCCTGTTGTGATCCTTCGCCGTAAAGCTCGACCTGTTTTTCGTAAGATTTCCGGTATTCTTCAACGATCTTTTCCTGAATGGATAGCTCATTTGATAAGCCCTCGACCTTCTTCTTACTGGCTGTAAGTTCATCGCCCATGGATTTAAATTCCTGGACAGTTGCCTTTGTTGCTGTTCTCGCTGTTTTCAGATTGTTCCGGAGCCCAGTAATTCCTCTATTAACACCGGCATCATCTAGGGTTGTGTTAATGACCAAATTCCCTATCGGTCTACCTTCTGTCGCCAAATGGTTATCCTCCTTTCTTTAAATTTTGCACGCCAAAAAGAGCGTCTTGAATCGACACTCTTTATAAAGTCACACCAAATATCCGGTAAGCTGGCACAAGTTTGTTTTCTTCTTCGTATTTGAAATCGGCAAGTTCAAAGAATCGGTGGATATCCATTTCATCAATTTCATGAAGTTTATAACCGTTTTCCATCAGATCAGTATATAGCTTTTTCATTTGATTCAGGTAATCCCGATAGGTCAGATTCTCGCCTTTTATTTCTGAGCGTCCAACGCCTTCTTTTTCAACTTTCCCTTTTTTTCATCTTTCGCCATAACCTGTTTGAAAATGTCTTGCATCCAGTCAGCTAAATCATCAGACAAGACACCATCTAAAATGTCATCAAAAGTGAATTGATTGTTAAATAACTCAACCACGTAATGCAGCATTTCTTCCATTTGTTCAAATTCAGACATTCCCGATTCTTCTGCCGTTGCATGTATTTCCAATGCTCTGTATACGTGTCTAGAAGTTACAAACGGCTTAATATAAGTCTTTTCCGGCACTTCAATAATATTTCCATCTTTATCAACTTTTGCTTGTGTGTAGTCTCTTAAAATAGCTTTAATCATCCTGTTCCCCATCCTTCTTTAAAAATATGAAAAGACAGCCTCGACGGGCTGCCTGTTATTTTCCTAGATCAACGCTTTCCTGCGGTGTTTCCGAGCTGTCCGGGTCTATGCCATAAGCTCTTTGGTAGAACTTCTCAAGAGAAAAATCTTTGTTTTGATCATATCCAACTAGGAACACCAACCCGTCTTTTTTACGAGGCAAAAACTGGCCTTCGATTGAATCTGTTTGAAAATCTACTTTGTCCTCCTTAGTCTTCCCTTCAGCAGAAGGAATGCCAAATTTCCCTTTTAACAAAGCATAATACACATAGCCCTTTTCATGATGTTTCTGACGCCATGTGATACAGACATATGGCGGTTCCATGTCTTTATGATACAATTCAATACCATCCTCAACCGTAACACCGAGGAGTTTTCTTTTCACTTCCGTGGTTAGATCAGCTAAATTTAATTCTAATTTTGTTTCACCTACACCAGAGCTTTTCACAGCATAAAGACCGTCATCAGCGTATAGTGATGCAAGTTCGGAAGCAACGTCCAACTTTGCTTCAATTGCTCCCGGCATACTCTGTACAGATGGAGCTTTTTCATTTTCGTCAAGTTCTCCAAATCGAATACCGTCTAATCCTGTACGGGCCATTCATATCATCCCTTCAAATTTATATTTTCTGAATATCGATTAATTTTGTTGCCCTGTATCTCCGGGCGTACCGGTACAAAGCAATATCTGGGTCACGATCAAAAGCAGAAGCATATTGCTGATAATCGTTGTTCGCCATGATCTGATCAATAATAGGCTGAATCTGCTGTGTTTCCTTGATCGTTTTCGTCCATAAATCTATTTGAATATCAACCTCAAACGTTAGGGCCCTATCATCCGCATAGTCTTTCCT